AATAATGCCTCTACGAGCATTAGTAAGCTTGTTAACAAAATCACCAACATCAGGATGTATGTCTTGAGCTTGTTTTAATAAGGTACGACCAACAGGTTCGTTTTTATTAATTAATTCTACAAGTTCATTTCTAAAGCTTTTAAGTTCTTCTACTGTACCTGTAGCACCTAGCCGTTCAGCTACTTTAATTTTACCATCAACAACTCTAAGATTAGCCCCTAAGTTATCTTTAGTAACTGTTATAAAGCCTTTTTCGTCAAGTACTTTAGACAGTTTATTAGCCACGTTAGCGGTTTTCGTAGCAGCTCCAGCACCATAAAATGATACCATGTTTTGAGCTTTGGCTGCTTTAGCAAGATCTTCCCATGTAAGATTAGCATCTCTGAGTGCAGGTATTTTAAGAAATTCTGGGTCATTAACTGTATCCATTGCAACTAAGTCATAAAGACGATTTTTTTGAGTTGTAGCTAAAACATTTGAAGCTTGAGAAACTGCTCTGTCTCCCGTAGAAAGCCCTATGATTTGAGCTCCACTAGATGAAGCATCATTTTCAATCATAAGTTTTGTTTTATAGCTAGTTATAGGTTTACCCTGTTTAAGGTGTTTATCAATTCGAGCATATTCAATTGCCATTCTACCCATTTTAGGTACTTCTGGACCTTCTAGACCTCTTATTAATGGATGCTCAAGAAACTCTCTAAGACGTCTGTCTCTTTGAGTTTTAGACATCATAATATTACCTAACTCAATAATTTTAGCTTCATTGCGATTAAATATAGCATTACGCCCTGCCTGAGTAAGAGCCTCAGTTCCTGGACCGATTAATGCCCCTATTTGAATTCTAAGCTCATCTAAAGCTTCAGTACTCATATTAACAGCTTTTCCTGAATTAAGAAAAGGTCTAACTAATTCACCGCCCGTAGGTGTAAGATATCCTCTGTGATAAACTCGACCTCTAGAATCAATAAACGCTTGAGTCCTAAAATTTTTCCCTCTCTGAGCATGATACTTAGCAGTAGACATAAGTCCATAGCCTTGTTCTCCTCGATTTAAAATTTCATGACGAAACTCATTAATACTGTCATAGTATTTAGATTGCCCTCTTGGATCCCTGAATCTAGCAATATCATCCATAAACCCGAAGAACTCGTTATCAACTCCATATTCAACATCCATTACATGATTAAGCATTTGTGCCATTTCACGATCAATTTGTTTTTTATCGTAATCCGGAAATTTATCTCTAGAAATTAAAGGTATTCCTGTTTCATTACCTCTAGCATCTACATATGTCTTTTTGTTAGCTTTTACATAAAGCCGATCTCTATCGTAGACAGTTCCAAGCCTTCTAGCAATAGTAACTTTACGCTCTGCTTCTTGAAGTTTAAGTAATGTTTTATCTACAACAATTACTTCTCTAGAAATACTGTCTGCCCAACCACCAGAAGCCCTGCCTGTGTCTAAGTCTAAAACACCTCTACGAGTTTTACCTCTAAATTGAACTTTAATAAGACCTTGATCTACCATAAAGTCGAGTATTCTAGATCCTTCTTTATGAAAGTCTTTTAAAGTATGCTTAGTAAAAGGTATAATATTTTCAAAGTCTTTAGAAAATCTTTTTCCTATATTAATAGCTAAAGTATCATAATCAGTAGACTGGCCTGATGCAACTAACTTAGTAATATTAGTTAAACTATCTAAAGCTTTTTCATCAAACAACTTAGAAGTAGGTTTTTTATTTATAATTAAAAACTCAGCATCTAAAAGCCTACGTATAGTTTCTCTATTACGGGCAGCTAGTTTAGTAATCAAAGAATCAGAAGGTTCAGTTACTAACTTTTGTAATTTTAAAAGTTTAGCAAAACCAGAGTCTTTTTTTAATTGTTTAATAAGTCGTTTTTTAGTAGGATACTTATCAGTAAATTTTTTAAAATAAATTCTTAATGGCGCTCGTCCTTTAAAAAACATTTTAGTAGCTAATTTTTTACCTTCAGTTCTACGCCATGCGTCAATATATCGTTGATCTTTTAATTGGCTATCAATTAAATTTTCGAAAGTATAGTACTTCCCCATGATTTGAACTTGAGGTTTATCTTGAGACAAATAACTAACAAACATTTCAGAACGTTTACGTGATCGTGTATCTAATAGCCTAGAAACGTTTTGTACAGCAAATCTATTTTCTGCTCTTAACACTGCAGCAACATCATTCCAAGGTTTTTTATCTTTTGCATAACGTTCAAATACGACTCTTAAGTTTTCAATTACAACAGTTTGTTGATTAACTGAAATCTTATCGTCTAATCCTGCTGCAATGCTTTCAATAAAATCTTTTTCATCTTGTTTGAGAAGCTTAGAGTTACGCATAAAATCAATACGTTCTTGATACAAATTAAAGTCAGGATCATAAATGTTATTGTTTTTAATTTCACCTGTTAGTGGATCAGCACTAAAATTACGTTCATCAAACTCATTACCCACCCTACGCCTAGAAGCAGTTTTTCCTGCAAGGCTAGTACCTTTATAGTCTGTTAAAGACATGGTTTTAGAGTAGTCATCAGCATCAAGTAAAAACATTTGCCTTACTAAAGCTTTTTGTTCTGGTGAACGTATCATAGAACTAGGGCGTTTAGCTTGAATATCTACTGCTTGCTCTCTAAGCTTTTGCTTAGGTGCAAATATAGCAGTAGCATTAGTAGCTTTATTTCTTAAAGCTTGAATAGACAGTGCTTTACCTTTAGGTGTAACATATTGCTCCGCTTTTAGTTTGCCTTGCCTAAATAAATTAGCTTGATCCATGCCCCCAAGAAGTTTAGATTGAATATCAAACGCTTGACGTTTTAACCATGCTCCGTAAGATTCTACTTTAGGTGCAACACCTGAAAGCGATTCTTCTTTCTTTTTTGCAAGGTTTGTTTTATTAAGCCTACTTGTAGTTTCTTTCTGAAGTTCTTCTTTAGACTTTAAGACAGGCACCAAAGAACTACGGCAATTCCAATGCAAAGGGGGAGTAAAGCGTCTATCACTAACATCATAAATCTTTCCATTATGATAAGAACAAATAGGGCTAGTACGACTATCAAGCACAGCAGTAAAAACATAGCCTTTTACTACATGAGAGTTTGCTTTTACAACTTTGTTTAAGGCTGCAGTTTGAGTGCTTGTTATAGAGGTTCTAGTTAAAGTTTTAGCTTGATGCTCCGTAAGCTTAGTAGTTTTAAGAACGTTATTAATAATATCTTTAGGCGCTTCGCCTTTAGCAAGTCCTGCTTTTACTTTAGATTGTATTCTAACAAGTTCACCTGCTGAAATGTTTTTAATGTTTTGAGTAACTGTTTTAACACCTTTAATGTTTTGTCCAGTTATTTCAGCAAGTAATTCTTTACTACGTGGCTTTGATACCTTATAGAATTTATTAAGTTCTTTGTTTAGATTGTCCGAATGAAAGTCCAGTTGAGACGTTGAAAATTCTTTTAGAGAGCTAGTCTGATGAGTTAACATTTCTCGACCAAAACGATTTATTTCAGGAGTAACATCATTAGTTAATCTTTCTGACAATATATCTCTAAGCCTTTTTCTATGCCTACGCATAATACGTTTATTTTGTAACTGAACACCCTCTTCGTATAGTCTTACGTCAGTCATGTGATCGACAATACGATCATAAAGTTTTAAATTGATATCCATCTAGTACTCCATTGAGTAGTAAAATGTTATTCCTCAATATCTATCTGAGGATCGGCGCTATTTTGTACTGCTAGCGGATCAGTTTGTATTTCTTCAATTGCTTCTTCGTCACTATAATCAGCAGGTAAAAAGTCATTGTATTTAGCAATGTTAATCCAAGTTGAACGACTAATAATTCCTGACTGATACCATTCAGAAACAAGACGCATAGCACCTTCACCGCCTACAATTGGAGAGAAGTCACTAGACATTTGGAATTCAATGTCATCGCCTGTATACATAGTATTGTAATACCAGTTAAGCATAAATGCCATTACTTCACGAATAGTACCTGATACCTTAGCATTAAGTGTACCTAGCTGTGCTGTTTGAGAAGCATTACGGATTTCTAGTGCTACACCCGAAGCTGCTTGCTCTGGTGAGAGCATTCGAATACCCATCTTAGCCATTTCTTCTACTGTGCCTTGAATAGCTTTTTCCATGTCAGCTAAAGCTGAAGTAGGTGTTTCAAGTACAGTGATAGATTCATCTTTACGTACTCTTAACCAAGTACCTAACCCTGCATTTACAATGTCGTCAAATTCCTCGTCTGTCATATCTGATTGTACAACAGGGGTATAAGTAGCAGCACCGTA